ATCATTTGTTATATCATAATATATTGACACTGCCAATTCGTTGCTGTCTAGGGTGTCTTCACTCGCAACAATTTTTATATTATCAATACGAGGTTCAAAGTTGCGGAGCAGTTTCTTAATGCGTAGTTCGATTTCATCTATCAGATCCTCCCCTGTTAACTCAAATAAGAGTCCTCGGATGTTCGCTCCGATTCCAGGTTTAAAGGGTCTTTCAAAGTTGTCTGTCAACACAAGGTTCTTGACTGCTCGTCGAATGGCATCAGAGTCACTCTTAAGATTCACGTCTCGAGTCACTGGGTTCGCACCAAATTTAAGATCTAGATCGGTAAAGTATTTCTTCGCGACATTCTTACCTTTGTTTACTATTTCAGTTGCCATATCAGTTATTTATACAGTTTGTATGGATTTACTCAAGAGATTATACATGAAAACCCATCTATTTGGGTTTGGATACATCTTTACCATCACCCTGTTCAGTATGGACATGAGTTGACAGTTCTATCTCTTTACCTGTCACTTCACCCTGAGCAACTATATTTTTTGTTACTGTGACTTCCCCATCAATCGCGATCGTAGGAGCAGTCATGCTAATATCTTCGGTGGATGTAATGGTTGTTGAACCTCCGATCGTGGCGGAAACATTGCCTCCAACATGTATGCTGGCATCACCTGTTTGCACATTAATAGTGATATTACCAGACTCAACATGGAGTGTCGCATTGCCACCAATATATACATTTTCATCTTTACAAATTACCTCATAATGATCATTGACATGACGATAAATACTATCCCCTGTGTTTGTGATCTCATTATATGTACCACTGCGATGGAAATTCACAATGTGTTCCCTACCTACAGTGTCATCTATTTCAAAATAATGTCCTGATTCCGTCTCGAGTGTTTTATTAAATGGATATTTGGGTTTGATGGTATTGTCTGCTGGTAGTGTAAACCCAACTGTCTCTGGAAGTGTGGTTGCTTTATAGTCTGGTCGTATCGTGGTGTGAGACTTTTCATTGACAGAGGTGATATCCCTGTATCTAGGATAATAAGGTAGATCATCCTGAGTCAGAGTCTTTTCCGTAATCGTAGATCCTGTGCCATCGGTGAGTATCTCGACTGACTCAGGTGTTTTCGGTGCATCCTCTAAGGATTGGGATAATCCCCAAGATCTTGTAGGATCTTGTACTGGAGCCACTCCATCTGGAGTGTCGACATAATCTGCTGCTGTGAGTCGACGTGGATCATTAAATCCATCTTCGATGGTGGGAGTAATTAAATTCCCTTGTATATCTGCTCGCGATCCTGAGGAGGGAATACCCAATGTAGAACCTAACACAATAAAGTTCTGTCGGAGATCATCAATAAAACATCCGATCACTGTTGAACCTTCTACCAACCCATGGACTGTATGTCCTAATCCACTGAGGGATGCTTCGGTGTTCGGCATCATGACCTGACTCCAAGGTAAGTCGGGAGTTGCTATTTGTTGCTTATCATGAGTGTGTACTCCATGCACACGCACACGCACTCTCCCTACTTTGAGAGGATCGTTGCGGTCTTCGACCATGCCATAATAAAATTCCATCGTGCCTCCTTAATCAGATCTATACGCATCCGACACTGCGATCTCTGCGTCTTCAATTTTTGCTGCAATAGATTCTTTCACACATTCTAGATGACAGAAAGACTCCTTGCTAGCAACTTTAAATTCATATTTAATCCCTGTAATGAGAAACTTGCTGTCGTCAAAGGGATTCTCTATTTTATTATCATCCACTTGAGTCAGTGGAATCTCTGCATGTAGCATTAAACCACATTGAATATCTGTCCTGCCTGGAATGGATATCCGAGTCATGTTCTGATGTAGCATTTTTTCTAGAGCATTGCGTTCAAAAGATTCTGAAGACCCATGATTAAAGTCAATGTCTCGGAAAGTATCTGAGGATGCATAGTCTGCATTGACACCAAATTTATGATTCATGTCGATAGAATTTTTAAAATAGGCATCAAAAGATTTATGCAAATTGGTATCAAAATCCACTTCTCTATAATCAGGTGGAGTATCCTCATCCACGACCTCTCCTCCCTCAATGATCTTTTCAAATTCATCATCGACTCTGAGTTGTACATATCCACTGTGATGACCTTTGGGGTTGCGAGCATATACTTCACTCAAGTCAAAGATGACCTCGCTGGATATTTGTGTGATCTGGTCATAAGAGTTCTTTCGACCTGCATATGCACCTGTCGCCATACCCTCAGCGACATCAAATCGCTTCGGTGTAGTGACTGCTAATATCTGTGAGTTCTTACCTGACTCTTTATCTTCTAGAGTGCTTTCCTCTATTTTATTCTGTCTTGCGATATTATAAGTAAACTCAATCGGATATTCCTGTTGCATCATGGTGTCGATAGAACAGAAACGAAATCCACCATTGACTGTCTGATAAAAGAAGAAAGGATTCGCCCAAGATGCCCCACTGTCCATGGTCAATGCCTCGGAAGTGAGTTTTGAGACTGTTTCATGTACTGTTAAATTAGGCACCACGACCTGTAGATTGTCAGGTTTACTCTCTTCGAATAAATCAAACTCTTCTTTGGATATATGTGCCTTGTCAATACATAGATTGGCAATGATGTCAGAGATAGAACCTCTGTAAGTGGTAGAGATCCTTGCCTTGCGTGTAAAGAACATACGAGGATCGACTAAATGAATCAGATAAGTATACAGAGTGCTTGAGACCTTCTCTACCTGTGTGATCTTATAGATACGCAGGTTCTTATCAATGGTAAAAGTCTTGGCTGCTTCTTCGCCAGTGCCTTCGTACTGAGATATATTTAAATGAATATATTCCTGTCCAAAGAGTCGAAATCGTTCTAATATATTCAGACCATCAAAGACTCTCAGAGTTCCAGTGATAAAGGTCTCGAATATATTTTCATAGAGATCGATCTGACCCACTTGAGAAGCAATGTCCACCGTCTCACCCTCTGGATTCGCCAGAGTGATGCAATGTACTTGGAACTGCCCTCGTTGTGTGCTCATTTATAAACTAAGGGATTCGGGAGTGATTTGTACTGGAGACCAGACATATGCAATGTTGCGTCGATCCAGTTCTACGATGCATTTTCTGCGTTGCTTGGGTTTGCATCGTTCTTCGCCATTAATATACTTTAACAACATCTCAGTGGTTTCTTGTTTCATATAATAATGAGTTGTTTTAAATGATCCGTCTTTTTGTCGAACGATATCACTCTTTTTAAATTTCATGGGCATAATATATTTTCCTATATTGATATAATTGATTCAAATTCTCTGACAACCTGTCGTACGAAACGAGGTTCGATCACTTTAATTTGTCTTTTCATCTCATTCTCTTCGCGTTCATACTCAATGTTTGAGACTGGAGTGTTGGTTGCGTTATCCGTGTTAGAGAGTGCACCAGAAGTCTCCGCATAGTGATGTACTGCATCGCGATGCTCAGAGGTGGATTGCAAGGTAAATGACTTTCCAGAAGTATTGCCTGTGATGGTATTGCCAGCGACACATCTATTTAGATCATCATAGATGACAACAATGCGTTTCAGAGTGGCATTGACTTCACAAATCGTGCCTTTTGCTCCATTGGATGAGGTAATACCCTCACCGACTGCAAACTTAGAAGTTGCAGACACAATATCGGTTGTATTCGTCGCATTCAGCACGAATCCAGGATACTTTGTGGTCATAAATGCATCAAAAATGGATGTATCTCGATACCAGTCATTCACGGATCCTAAGAAGTCATTGACTAAAAAGAATGTCCAATATAAATCTCCATCCCCATACAGTCGACTCGCGACCACATCGGGACGATCTCCCTCTTGTATCTCATAGACCGTGTATTGAATAATAGAATCAATTTTATTCGTCTCAATCTTTGCTTTACGAAAGAAATCTTTGATGGTGGTAAAGTTACCATCTGCGAACTCATATTGAATATCAGGGAAGTTTGCGAAATATTTATTTGCCATGGTGTTTCTTGCCTTATATTAGATCATTAATGTGATTGCCTATGCTTTTTGGATCCACTCCAACATATTCTTCATAGTTATTTCTTGAGAGGATCTTAGTTTCGGCAAAGTCTATGGTCAAATTAATCGCAGTTGGATATCCATCAGCAAAAGTAGAGAACTTTTGACCTCCTGCATAGTCTACAGCCATACTCGTACAGACCATTCCAGGTAAATATCCTTCTATTCGATCTTTGATGCCTTTGCTGAAAGTC